ACTTGGATATGGGAGCCAGCTTCTTTCACCGGGACCACGATAGACTATGAAGGTGAGCCAGATTATGATTTAATAGAATATACTTCGCTAGGAGTGCCTCTACATCTTAGACGCATGAGCGAAGATTCTTACGTCGTAACTGGTTTCGATGACGCTCATTATGTTTTGTTTACTTCGTTCAATTTCTTACTGCCTCAGTCTGAGCTGGCCCTCGACTATTATGGCAGCCTCGTTCTAGGATTTATAATTAATCATGATGGCAGGAGCTATTTTTACGCTCGCGTAAATCAGTATATGCTGCCGATTGCTGTTGAGCCTTTAATCATGTTTTCAAGACACTTTATGAATGACTTTTCTATTAATATCAGACACTTATCAAAAAATGAAAATGTTGTTGAGGGCGTAGCTGTTTCGAGACCGAACTCTGTACGTCACCACAATCCAAAAACACTTAAAAATCTAAATATATCTAAAATAAGCGGAGAACATCACATTCATTTTACTGCGGCTGAGGTGTGGGATAACCTAGACGGTACCCAGCGGCAGCGTGCCTCTTTGGCTTTCTTTCTCCCTCCTGACGTTTCAACTACTTTCATGGCAGGAGCTATGCTATGGCTAGCTTCAGCGTCCGAAGTAGTCTTGGAATTAGTTTTGACAACTAATCTGTTTTCAGCGAACTCAGTGAGTGACTTTATGAAATATGGTAAGGCGTTGTCAATAAGAGCAAAGTCTTATCAAAACTTAGTTGAAGCTGATCTCCGTGAGATGTTCGAATTAGAAGTGCTTACAAATAGAGGAATCGGCACGATCGACTGGGAAGAGGAGAAGCTCCATAGAACCAACCCGTCTGTCACGACTTTGTCAGACGAAGAAGTCTATATGAGAGCATATCAAGTACTATCCTCACCTGACGGTAGTAGTGACAGCTACCAATCAACTAGTTGGAAGACATTTTGGGAATCACGCTGGCAGTGGTCAGCTGCAGGCAGTATCCATACTCAGTACAAAGAAGACGAAAAATACATCTTTAAGCATGACAGGGCTTTGAAAAATAAATTTATTTCACTTATTGCGATGCCTAATTTAGACATGTCACACTTCACTGACAGGAAGCCTTCAATACAAGCCTGGTCATCAGAAAAGTATGAGTGGGGTAAGAGACGTCCTATTTACGGGACTGATCTTAACAGTTATATTATAACGCAGTTTGCATTCCAGAATGTGGAGGACATGTTGCCTGCACACTTCCCCATAGGGAAGAAAGCTAGACCTAGTTTTGTTAACGCTAGGATGCAAGCAGTACTTAAGAACACGACACCTTTCTGTATGGACTTTGCTGATTTTAATTCGATGCATTCGACGGGATCGATGAAAGCTGTGCTAAAGGCGTTTTATGATGTTAATTATAGGTATATGTCTGTAGAGCAGCGAGTTGCAACGACTTGGGTGATTGACAGCCTCGATCATGTTATCATTAACGACTTGTCTGGCACAGGTACAACATATAAAGCGCAGGGCACTCTACTTAGCGGGTGGCGGCTTACCACATTTATGAACTCAATCCTTAATTACATATACACGATGGCCCTCGTAGGTAAGGCACAAACTACGCTTAGATCTGTCCACAATGGGGATGACGTCCTACTAGGGATTGACAACTTCGTTAGAGTTCGTGACATTTCTAAGAAAGCGAAAGAACTCAACATAACTCTGCAAAGGTCGAAGAGCTATTACGGCGGTATATCCGAGTTCCTCCGAGTTGACCACGCTCGAGGTGAGACTGGACAATACCTTGCTCGTAATATATCTACGCTCATGCATAGTCGTATTGAAAGCAAAATAGCTCTATCGGCAAGTGATGTTGTTGAGGCGATGGAGGATAGGCTGGCCGAGTACGTGACTCGAGGCGGATCTTATAAGATCGCGAAATCGCTTCGAGAAACGTATTATGCTAGGATATCCCAAGTTTTCAATACACCAGAGGCAGTGCTCTGGACAATAAAAAAC